TCACGGGGTGGCTCCGATCAGGTGGGCGAGCACCCGCAGGGGCTCGAGGACGAACAGGTGGACGGCGAGCACCGCGAGCGCGGTGCCGAGAGCGAGGGCCGCGGCCGCGATGGCGGCCGCGGCAGCGACGCGCCGCACCAGGCGTGCGGCGCGCTGGCGAGAGCGCGGGGTCACCGGAAGAGGCGGCCGGCGTTGAGCTCGGCCTGGATGACCTTCACGCCGGCGCTCGGGCGGCCCCACTCGCCGTCGCCGACGTAGCCGCGGGCGCGGCCGGTCGGCGTGGTCTCGAGGTACTGCTGGAACGCGTAGTCCGTGCGCGTGCGGCTGATGACCGCGGACGGGACGTTCTGCCGGTGGCCGACGCCGTCGACGTCGAGCGCGCGCCCGTCGTAGTCGCGGAAGCCGCGGGCGTTGAGGAAGCGCTGCAGCGCGCGCGTGAAGTTCGACGGCGCGCTGAGCGTGCCGTCGGGGTTCGCCGAGCCGATCGCGCGCTGCATCGCGCCGAGCGTGCCGGAGCCCTCGAACCCGTCCTCGTCGAGCTTCCCGCTCGGCTGGGCCGGGACGGGGCGCGCCGGGGCCGTCGCGCCGTTGATGCGCGCGACCATGCCTGCCCAGCCGCCCTCGGCGCCGGCCAGGAGCTGGGTGGGGCAGTTCTTCCCGGTGATGTCGTGGTGGTTCTTGAGCTGGGGACCGACGCCGATCGAGCGCAGCCACTGCGCGAGCTCGATCGCGTTCTGCACCGTGCGGGCGTAGTCGCCGTCGGGGTTCACGCACATCTCGACCGAGACGTAGTGCAGCCCGCCGTGCCCGGCCGACCACGTCTTGATCCCGTTCGCGAACGACTGCACCGCCTCGGTGTCGTCGACCGTCCAGTTCCACGACGCGTTGCGCACGTTGCCGCGCTTCTGCAGCCGGGCGTGCGCCGCGGCGTTCGCGCCACGGCTCTTGTTCGCCGTCTCGTGAAACAGGATGCCGACGGCCTTCGAGCCCGGGCCGTCGGTCATCGAGCGGATGACCGACGCGGGCGCGAGGTCCTGGCGTGTGGTGACCATGGGTGGAACCTCCTGGGCATGACGAAGCCCCGGCGCCGTGCGGCAGCCGGGGCTGGTGGGTGGGTGATCGATCAGTAGGTGGGCCAGCGCGGGACGTCGTCCTCGCCGTCGCCCTCTCGCGCGCCGAGGCGGAACAGCATCCGGCGAAGCCGGTGGGCGTACTCCTCGAGCAGCCGCCGGGCCTTGGCCTCCTTGTCGCGCTCGGCCCAGGCGTCGCGCTCCTCGGCCTGGCGGCCCTTGAGCCAGGCGACGACGTTGTCCAGGAGCTTGGTGATGATGCCGCCCGCGCCGAGCGCGGTGAGCAGTAGTGCCCAGGTCTCCACTCGTGCCCCCTCGTCAGACGTCTGCCGGACGGGCGTTGACCGGGCGGTACGGTCGCTCGCGCACCCTCACCCACCTGACGAGCTGCATGCCGAGGACGAACGCCACGAACCACGCCTGCAGCATCCGGTTCCCCGGCTGCTGCACCTGCAACGTCGCGAGGATCGCGAGGTAGATGAAGGCGGCGAGCGCGATCGACAGCACCGCGGACCGCTCGAGCCAGTAGATGCCCGGCAGCGCCGCGACCGAGCCGAGCGCGCACCCGAACGTCAGCAGCACCGTCAGCGCCGCCATGGCGGACGACCCGATCTGACCCTCGATCGACGCCGGCGGCGAGATCGTCGCGTACACGCCCGCCGCGACGCCGCTCGCGTACATCGCGAAGTACACCACCGAGATCACCCGCGGCTCGCGGACCTTCTGCCACGCGCGACGCAGCGCCCGAACGATGGCGTCTCCGCTCCCCATGCTCGCCGCCCTCACGCTTCGTAGATCGCGACGCGGCCGCCGCGGTTCGCGCGTGCGACGGCGCCGTACCCGGTGCCGTAGATGCGGCGCGTGCGCAGGGAGAACGTCTGGGCCCCGGTGAACACCTGCGCCGACACCGCGGCGTGGTACTCCTTCCACTGGTTCGACTGGTTGAACGCGTTCGACCCGACCCATGAGCTGATCTGCGTCGCGCCGACCATGGCGTCGAAGTCCCACCGGGTGTTGTTGTTGTCCGCCTCGTTGCCGAAGAAGCCCGCGACGACCGCCTCGACCCGGTACGGCACGCCAGGGTCGGGGATCGCGACGGAGCCGACGATCTGCGGGGACGCACCCCACACCTGCCAGGTCTCCTCGCGGCCCGGGATGCCCGACGGCGGGAGGTTCGCGAACGCGAACTGGTACACCGCGATGAGGCGCCCCGCGCCGGCGCTCGTCCAGGTCGGGGCGCCCTGGGCGTCGAGCTCGCGCACGTACTCCCCGCGGCCGCGGCGGGCGCGGGTGCCGAGCGGGACGTTCGGCGGCAGCGGCTCGCGGGCCGGCACGTCGAGGCTCGGGCCCGTGCGGCGTCCGAGCCAGCGGCGTGCGGCCTGGTTGAGGGACTCGCCCTTCTTGCGGGTCACCGCCCACAGCGGGAAGTCCTCGACGCCGGGAGGTGCTTCGTCCAGCGAGGGCAGCGCCGACGATCCCTCGACGCCGGGCACTCGGGCGAGGCGGCACGGGCCGGGGACGGTCGAGAACGCGGGGTCGTACCGGGCGACGATGATGTCAGTGCGTCCGGTGGCGGCGTCGGTCGACGGCGGGATCTCGATCTGCTGCGTCTGGCCCGCCGGGATGCGGTGCATGAACCCGGCGACGATGGACGTCGAGTCCTGGGTCGGTGAGCCCAGCAGAGCGTTGTCGGTGCCGGTGGGCAGGGTCAGCGCGTAGGCGGACCCGTCGACGTCGCCGACGATCGCGGGCTCGGGCCCGTTGATCGCCCGCCACACGTCGTCGGTGAAGTTCTGCCCGGCGAGCGGACCGGACTCCTGGGGCATCATGCGCTCCTCTTCAGTAGGGCGATGTCGCGCAGCGCGCGGTTCAGGCGCGCGGCTTGCTTCGTGGACTGCGATGTCGCGCCGGGCGTGCCGACGACGACCGAGACCTGCTCGGCGGCGTTCGGCCGCACGGAGGTCGCGAGCTCGCGCACGACGTTGTCCGAGACCGCCTCGGGCAGGTCGGGCAGCTCCACCCCGACCCGGTAGCCGACGTCGTAGTCACGGCGGACCTTGACGTCCGGTCCGTCGGCGACGGTGAACTCGACGGTGACGGGGGTCGCGCCTTCCGCGAGCGCCTCGGTGCCGGCACGGGTGATCTCGTCGACGTCGTCGGTCTGTCGCTGGTCGACGAGTCCCTCGCGGGCGCGTCCCCACAGCGCCTCGGCGTCGGCGTCGATGAACTGCGCGGCCGAGCGCGCCTCGAGCTCACCGGCGGAGAACACGATCGCGCGCGTGAGCTCGGGCGCCTCGAGCTTGTACGACCAGGAGGAGATCGTTCCCGTGGCGGTGGACTCGGCGAGGCCGAACCTGATGTTCTCGGAGACGTCCGGGACGTCGGAGATCGTGAGCAGGAGCCGCGGCGTTCCCGTGGACTCGTCGTGCTGCACGTCGACGCGCAGTCTCCCAGCCTCGCCGAGGTCGTGCACCAGGCGCACGAGCTCGTCCATGCGCGCTGAGACCGTCGTCGTGCCCCCGCGTCCGAGCGAGATCGGCAGCACGAGTCGTGTCTGCCGGCGGTTCGCCACCGGTGCGGCCGGGCCGAGGTTGGCCGCGATGTACGCCAGGAGCACGGTCTCGATCGGTCCAGTGCGCACGTCGTGCGCCGCGGTGAAGGTCGACGGGGTCGACGTCAGGACCTTGGACGGCTGGGGGAACGCGCGCCGGCTGCCGAGCTCGTCGAGGTCTGAGATGAACCCGAGGGTCGTGACGTCTGCCACGCGCCCTTCCTCGTCGGCCTCCATGCGCCGGTAGATCGAGCGCACCTGCCCGGACGTGACCTGGTCGCCGTCCCGGTCGAGGATGCAGCCCATGCCGGCCGTGAACACGCGCAGGGCGGACGACGGGCCGGTGAGGACCCACGTGTTCGCGATGTTGTACCGCTCGACGACGTCGAGCGCGGACCACCGCGTGACCGGGTCGAAGGTGCGCCCGAGGTCCGCGTCGCGCGGGATGATCTCCCAGGCCCCGCTCACCACATGCTCCTGTGCCGGCCGCGCCACTCGAGCGTGAGCAGCGTCTGCGTCGTCGCGCCAGGCACGGTGACGTCGAGCAGGTTCTCGCCCGGGCGGAACGGCGCGAACCGGCTCCCGCGCGCGACGCGCCCGGCAGCGAGCGCGCCGTCGAGCCGGATCGACTTGTGCCGAGGGTCGGTCACGATCCGCAACGTGGCACCGGCCGCGATCGCGCCCGGCACGTGGATCGACAGGCCCGTGCTCGAGGTGATCGTCGCGGACGTCGCTGGCCCGCGGAGCTCGATCGTCGGGTAGAACGGGCGACCCGACGACATCTCGACGCGCATGTCCTCCCCGATCACGGTCGACGGGGCCAGCTGGCGCGTGCCCCACGGGCGGTCGGTGCCCGGCGAGGACGACAGGAAGGGCTCTGCGGTCCCGAGCGGGAACGGCCGGCGCACCGCCTCCCGGTCCTCTGGGAACGGCTGGGCCGCGAGCGCCTGCAGCACGAACCGGTCGTAGACCGGGATGCCGAGCTCGTTGCCCTCGAGTCCGGAGACGTAGCAGACCTCGAGCTGACGGCGTCCGCTGGCCGACTCGGCGACGATCCGGAACGTGCGGGGCGGATCTGCGGGTGTTGGCGGGGTGGGGTCGGTCAGGTCCCGGATCCGCTGACGCAGCGCCCACATTTCGGTCTGGTCGGAGCCGAGGATCGACAGCGGCAGGAGGACGTCGCGCTCCGGGAAGTACACGCTGGACAGGTTCGTGCCCTCGACGCCCGGCGTGCCCGACGTCTCGAGGTCGGAGGGTGCGACCTCGAGGCCGGTGAACCCGTTGAGCAGTGACACCCTGCGCGCGGGGATCGGGCCGTTGACGGGCACGACGAGCGACCCGTCCGAGGACTCGAGCCAGATCTTGCGCGAGTCCTCGGAGACGGGCGGCTCGGTCGGGGGTGCCGTGCGGACCGACGCGAGGATGAAGAAGGACAACGCTGCCTCCTCAGATCTCGAGCAGCTCGCGCTGCTGCAGCGCGAGTAGGACGTCACGGGGACGGACCCGCTCGCGCGAGATGATCGTCACCGGCGCGGAGAACGACCGGCTCACGGTCGGGGCTGCCGGCTGCGCGGACTGGACCTGCCCGCCGTTGGCGTACCCGGGCAGTCGGTCGGCGTTGATCGCCTCGAGCAGCGCCGCGTACTTGCGCGCGGACGCGGCCCGGACGACGAACTCCTCGGGCATCGCCATGATCGGAACCGAGTCCTGACCGCGGATCCCGCCCGTGACCCACCCGCCGGAGGCGTACCGGCGCGAGTTGTACCCGACGCCGGTGATCTGCTCACCGGACGCGTTGTACTGGACCGTGACGTTGACGCGCCGCCCATCGAGCAGGTCGAGCTGTTGACGGACTGTCGAGACTGCGTCCCAGGCGTTGCCGATCGCCGTCAAGGTGACCGTCCCGTCGGGCAGGGTCTCGACCCTGTAGGCCAGGCCACCGACCTCGGTCGTGACCGCGCCGGCGTTCGACGAGATCGCGGTATCGACCTTGGACGGGACCGCGCCGTAGGAGTCGATCAGTGCCCACGCCTGGTCCTCTGTGAGGCCCATCTGCACGAGTTGGTTGTAGAGCGCCTGGCGCCCGGTCTCGTACTTCTGCGCGAGCGAGTCCTGGGTCTCACCGGCCCGGGCGCCTGCGGCGGCCTCCGCGTCGAGCGCGGCGACCGCGGCCTGCATCTGCCGCTCGAGCTCCGCCCCGGCGGTGACCGTGCCGTCCTGCGCGACGGTGAACGCGTCGACGAGCTGCGTCGCGCCATCGGCCGAGTAGCCGACCTGGTCGAGCGACTTGGCGGCCGCCATGCTCGCGTCGTGGAACTCGGCCTGCAGGACTTGCGGGATCCCGAACTCGTTGAGCTTCTGCTGGGCGGGGTCGATCCCGTTCTCGATCAGGTTGGTACGGATCGTGTCGGCGATGTCGGCCGCGTCCTCGCCCGCTTCCCGCATCGACCCGGCGAGGTCGTGCATCGAGTCGGCGGCGCCGTCGAGGTCGACACCCGGGATCTTCTCGAGCCCGTCGAGCACCCCGCCGAGTCCGTCGACGAGGTCGGCGAGTGGGCCGGCGATGAAGGTGCCGATCGCCTCGGCGCCGGTCGCCGTGAACTCGACGACCCCGCGTCCGGCGTCGAGCGCCCCGTTGGCCATGTCGAGCATGAAGCGCACGACCAGCGACCGGTTCTCCGACACGGTCGTCGCGAGCTCGCCGAGCGGGTCGGAGAAGGCCGCGGCGAGCGCGCCCTTGATGCCGTCGCCGGCGACCTCGATGTTGCGCCGAGCCTCCTCGAGCTTGGTGGCGTCGTTGTCGGCGAGGGTGTCGAACATGCGCTGTGCCGCGCCCTGGACGCCGTTGAGCTGGTCGACGGCGTTCGTCAGGTCCATGGCGAAGAGCGCCTCACCGAGGTCCTCGGCCTGGGTGCCGAAGAGCGCAACCGCGGCCGCGTTCCTCGCGACGGGGTCCTCCATGTCGCGGAGCCGGTCGAGCACGATGTCGAGGCCGTCTCGTGCCGACTGCCCGCCGGCGGCGATCTTTCCCGTCATCTCCTCGGCGTTGAGCCCGAGGAGCTGGAAGCCCTCGGCGGACGCCTTCGACCCGTCCGTCGCGCGGATCTGGAACTCCTTGAGCGCGTCGGCCGCGAGGTCGCTGTTGCGCGCGCCGGCGTTCAGGCCCTGGTTGATGAGCCCGAGCGCTTCGGCGCCAGAGAGCCCGAGGCGCTGGAAGAGCGACGGGTACTCCGTGAAGGTGTCGAGCAGGTCCTCCTGCGCGTTCACACCCTCACGGGCGCCGGTCGCGAGCAGGTCGAACGCTTCGTCTGCGGAGCTCACGAGGCCGGTCTTGAGCAGCTGGGTCACCGCGACGGAGACCGGCCGGACCTCCTCGTCGAGGACGTCCGCGATGCCGGCGAGAGACTGGATGACCTGCTGGGCCTGGCGGGTCGTCTGCGCCGGGTCGAGCAGGCCCTGCTGCACGGCGATGCGGGCCGTGTCCATGTTCTGCTCGACGGACTCGCCGAACACGTTCGCGTAGGCCTCGCCGGCGGCGCGGCCGAGCTTCGCCGCCTCGCCCTCCGAGATCCCCGTCAGGCCCTGCAGGCGGTCCTGGCGCAGCTCGACGCCGAGACCGTCCGTGACGGCGTCCGCGAGCGCCTTGCCGGCGGCGACGCCGATGCCGATGACGGCGCCGGCGATCGGGATCGTGGCGAGCGCGGCGACGATCCCGTCGGAGAGGCCGGCGCCGGCCTTCTGTCCGCCCTCGGCGCCGGCGTCGCCGGCGTCGTCGGCGAGGTCGTCGAGCGCGCCTTCGGCGGCCGCGGTGTCGGCGTCGACCTCCATCGTGGCGCGCGCGGAGCGCAGGCCCTGCAGGGTGCGCTCGACGCGCTCGAGCTTGCCCTCCGCGCGTGTGATGTCGGCGTCGACCTGCAGCTCGCCCTTGACCGAGTTGAGGTACTCGAGCTCGCCGCGGATCTTCTCTGACTGCTGCTCGGCCTGGGAGATGTCGGCTTCGATGCGGGTGACGACGTTCTCGGAGACGAGCTTCTTCGCCGCGTCCTCGACGCGGTCCATGCCGTCGAGGGCGCCCTTGGCGTCGGCGTCGACCTTGACCTTCGCGGGGTTGCGCTCGATGCGCTGCCCGATCTGCTTGACGTCCTTCTCGGCCTTCTCGACCTGCTTCGTGTCGGCCGTGAACAGGAACTCGAGCTCGCCCGCGCGAAGGCTCATCACTCACCTCCGGGGTAGGACTTGGTGCAGGCGACTGCGCGGGTCGTGGACGAGGTCGAGGATCAGACCGCGCACACCCACCCACGGGCGCGCGCGCACGGCGGGGTCGAACAGGTCGAGGCGGTGCAGCTCGGACAGGTCCGCGAGGAGCAGGCCCCAGTGCCGGGTGATCGCTGTCCAGGAGTCGTCGACGATCGGGCCTCCGCGCCGGGCCGGGCGCGCCTGGTTCAGGTGCGCCGGGACCCGGTAGTCCGCGAAGATCGGGATCCCTTGCTCGTCGTGGTCGATGGGTTCGCCGACCCCGAACCGCGCCCACTGTTCCGGCGTGAGGTCGGCGGCGCTTTTGGGAGGTCGTCCTCGTCGGTCTGCGCGGCGTTCGCGCCGTCACGCGGTGTCCACAGGGCTGTGGCGTAGATGTCCGCGACGGCCTTGCCCCGGGTCCAGTAGAAGACGGCGTAGTACGCCATGCGGTCGATGGTCGTGGGGTGCACGCCGTCGTCGACCATCTGCTGGTAGACGTCGGCGCCGAGTGCCGGGTGATCGCCGGGCCCGATGGTGTCGAGCACGGCCTGCACGTCGGTGGGGATGGGGCCCTTCGCGATGCCGAGGTTGACCTCGGCGCGCACGGCGCACGCGAGCAGCTTGCCCATGTCGCCCACGCTGGGCGGGCGCACCGTGTAGGTGCGCTCGCCCAGCGTGAGGGGCAGCGAGGGGACCGCCCACTCTGAGAAGTCGACGGTCACGGCTCCACGGGCTCCGCGTCCCAGCTCGTGAACGGGTTCGCGATCTCCCGCCGCGGGCCCTTGCCCGTGTAGGTGATGTTGAGCCGCTCGACGGCACCGTCAGCGCCGGTGTTGGCGCGCTGAACCGCGACCGTGGCGAAGCCCTCGAAGGCGTCCTCGGGGTCCGGGGTGCCGGTCTCGGGCTTGTGGTAGTACCGCAGGTGCACCACCGCGTCCTGGCCCTTGGCCGAGGGCTTCGTCGCGTCGACGACGGTCTGAACCTCGGGCAGGAACTTGCCGGTCGTCGCGGACCGGTTGCCGAGGACCGAGTGCGACAGGACCCACGACTCCCCCGTCTTGTCCTCGTTCGTCGCGCCGAAGTCGTCGTAGGTCTGCGCGTCCTGGGTGATCGGGGTGATGTTCGGCTGGAAGTCCGCGATACGGCGCATCGGCTGCCAGGTGGCCGGCGTGGCCGGGTAGGCGGTGTCGATGTCGAGCCCGTACTCGTAGGACTTGCCGAGGGAGGTCCCAGCCGGGACCGCGGGAGGGGTAGGTGCCATGACTAGGCCTCCGGGTTGTCGATGATGATCTGGTAGTTGTCCGACCGCTCATGACGACCGGTCGCGTCCGGTCCCAGCCGCGCGAACGACAGCCGGAACACGGTGTTGAGGCCCTCCACGCGGGAGAGCCGTTGCAGCGCCGCGAACGAGGCGTCCGCGAGCGCGTCAGCCCCGTCCGGGGCGTTCTGCTCGCCGCGGTGCATGAGCTGCACCCGGCGGGTCTTGAGGCCGTTCTCGAGCTCGTCCGCGCCGCCGTAGACGGAGACGCCGACCGCCCGGTTCGGCGACGTGCCGATCGGGCCGTAGAACAGCCGCACGGCCGCCGTCGGGTTGATCCCTCCCGGGATCCACGCCCAGCCGCACCGCAGCGCGAGCAGGCGGCACACGACGCGCGTGAGCTCTGCATCCGTCATCCGCCCAGCTCCTTCTGGATCCGGTGCGCGACGATCTGCACGAGCTCGCTCTGCATGTCCTGGCCGGCGGACTCGAGGAACTTGGGGCCGCCGCTCTCGTGCTCGTAGGACAGGTCCTCGTGCTGACGCGCGATGTACGGGTAGCGGCTCTTGTGGCCGGGGCGTGTCGGTGTCTGGTAGGAGATCGAGACCGTCAGGTCCTCGACCTGCACGTCGCCGGCTTCCTTGAGGTCGCCCAGACCCTCGGGTGCGCGATCGTTCGACTCCTCGAGTAGCGCCTCACCGGCCTCGCGCAGACCGTCCTGAGCGGCCTGCTCAATCGTCGATAGGACGGGGAGGTAGAACTTCACCCGAAATCGCCTCCTCGGCGTAGGTACCCTCGGCGCCATGCGCCTACGGACTCTCGCTCCTCCCGCCCTGCTCATCGCCGCAATCACGGGGTGTTCTACGACGGCCGCCGACGAGGCGGCCGAGCCGTCGCCTGTCGTCTCGTCACCGGAGGCAAGCATGTCGACGGCTCCGGAGGAGTCACCCACGGCGACGGAGGAGCCGACCGAGGACGCGACCGTGGGCGCGGCGGGGTACCCGGCTGCGTGCGACACGTCCGATCCGGCCGGCACAGCGGACTCGCCCGTGGCGACAGCGGCCGCGAGCGCCGAGATGCCGAACGGGGTGACGTTCCGCCTGGGAACACAGGTGATCGACTCTGTCGATGACCCCGGCATGGTGGAGGCGGTCGCGCGGATCTGCAGCGACTCGCTCACCGAGGACGAACTCACGGCGGTCGCTACGACGATTGCGCAGGCGATCTACGCGGACCCGTCGCACGAGGCGCTGACGATGCTCAAGGTGTCGTCCTGGGTGCCGGACGGTGACGGCAAGATCACGCAGGAGCAGAGCGTGGACACTGACTACGAGCTGTTCCTCTGGGACGCGGACGCCTCGCTCTTGCCTTCCAACTGGACGCACAACTCCTAAGTGAGCGAGAGCGTCTGGAACGCGGGCCAGCCGGGCGCGTGGTGGCGGCCGATCGCGAGGACCTCGGCCTCGCGCTCACCGGGTAGGCCGGGCCAGACGGTGACGAGGGAGCCGATCGGGATCACCTCGTCGAAGTTCACGTGGACCTGCGAGGTCGAGACGATCTCGGCGCCGTCACGGTTGCGGACGACCTTCTGCTCGTCCTCGGCGAACGCGTCGACGTCGCGCGCGTCTCGGTAGGTCGTGCCCATGCCTGTGTCCTCGAGGAGGTCCCGGACCTTGACGACGTGCGGCGTGAACTCTGCGGGCAACCGCTCGACCTTCACGGTGCGACCTCAAGACCCGCGAGCAGATCGATCGAGGCTGCCTGCTGTCGAAGGACGCCGAGCAGCCGGCGGTCCTGCTTGGTGAGGTAGAGGTCGCCCGTCGGGTTTGCGAAGGTGAACGAGCGCGAGAACGGACCCATCGTCTTCGACTCCTGGGTCACGCCGGCCTGACTCGCGCCGTCGGACTTCATGGCACGCTCGACCATCGCGCACGAGATCATGATCCGGACCGCGAGGTCCGTCACGACGTCGTTCTCGTCGCGCACCGGCGCCTTCTCGGCGTCGAGCACGGTGGCGGCGTCGCCGAGAAGCGCGCCGGCGCGCGCCTCCGCTTCCTCGGTGTCGGGGAGGCCCGGCCATCGCAGCCTCAGGTCATCGACGTCGGCGTATGCCATGGTCGGGCCTCCCCTCTCTCACCAGTCGGTCTCGCCGTCGCCCTTGTCGCCGGCGTCGGACTCGTCGCTGGTCTCGCCGGCGTCCGCGTCGTCGTCGGACTCGTCGTCCTCCGACTCCTCGGTGCCGGCGTCGTCGGGCTGCTCGCCACCACCGAGCGACTCGGCGGCCGCCGCGGCGACGAGGTCCTTGATCGCGTCGCGACCCGCGTCGTCGGGCACCTCGAGTCCGAGGTGTGCGGCGTAGGCCGCCCACTCGTCGCGCGAGGCGTTGCCCTTCGGCTCGGCGACGCCACCCTCGGGCGCGTCGGCGGGCTTCTGCGGGGTGCTGGCGGGCTCGGGGGCCTTGCCCTTGCCCGTGGCGCCCTGACCCGCCTTGGTGCCGCTGCGCGGCCCGCTGCGGCGCCCGCTCGGGGTGTCGTCGGGGACGACGACGCCGAGGTGGGCGAGGCGGCGCAGCCGGGCGAGGACCTTGGGGTCCTCGACCTCGAGCTCGCCGTCGACGAACCGGAGGCCGACGTCGCCGACGATGAGGCCCTTGTACTTCTCGGACCGGACGATGACACCCACGATCAGACCCCCTCGGTGAGCACGATCTTGCCGTGCTTGCGCTCGTTGCCGTAGTTGAGGCCGATCTCGCCGTAGATCTGCACCTTGTCGGCGGAGCCGGTCTTGGCGAGGGGCTCGGCGAAGAAGTGGCCCTTGCCGGGGATCTCGAGGAACGCCGGCTTGAGCTCCTCGAGCGAGACCACCTGCAGGACGTTCGTCGGGATGTACCGGTTGAGCATGATGTTCACCCGGCCGAAGTCGGTCTCGAACGTCTGGAGGTTCACACCGCCGACGTTGCGCGACTGCTCCTCGTACCCGCGGTCCTTGATGAAGATCTTCGTCAGGACGCGCTTGAGGCCGGCGTTGACACCGACGGTGCGGGTCTCGCCCTCCTGGATGCCTCCGTTCTCCCAGCACTCCTGCATGAGGTCGAGGACGAGCTCCTCGGTGAGCGCGGAGCCCGGGGTCGAGCCCGCGGCGTACTCGGCGGTCACGACGTTCGTCGTGGTCGCCTCGATCAGACCGCGGGTCTTGCGCGGCGCGGTGTTGTCCGCCGGGCGGGCGTAGGTGCCCGTCCAGAAGGTCAGCTCGACGTCGCGCGCGATCTGCTTGAACTGCTGCTGCAGCTGCCACGCGAGCTCGTCGGCCGGGATGACCGTCGTGCCGACCGTGACCGCAGTCGCACCGACGCCGCGCTGCTTCGTGGCGCCCTGCTTCGTGTAGGAAATCGAGACGGCCTCCTGGTGGATCTCGACCACGTTCTGCGCGTTGTAGCGCACTCGCGCCTCGCCCGTCGGCGCGTCGGCGCCCTCGAGCCGCTGGCGGTTGTTCTGCGCGTCGCGCAGGTCGTAGCCCTGCCACTCGAACAGCGTGGCGCCGACGGACTCGCCGCCGGTGAGTCCGCCGATCGAGGAGAGCAGCGGCGTGTCCTCGGGGGACGCGGCGAAGAGCTCGCCGACGTAGTTCGGCAGGTTGAACGTCGTTCCCTGCCCGGTGATACCGGCCATCAGGCCACCCCTTCCTGGGGGTCGTGGTTACGGAGAGACGGACCCCAGCTGCATCGCCTTGAGCGTCGCGACCAGGTCCTTGTTCCCGGCCGCCTCCGCGGCCGCGATCTGGTCACGCAGCGGCACGTTCCCGGGCGGCGTCGACGGCGTCTGCGTGACGCTCGGCACCGGTGGGGCCGCGGGCGGCTGGGGGGTGATGAGCGCCTTGAGCTCCTCGAAGTGCGCCTCGAGCTCCTCGCGGGTCGAGCCGCGCAGCGCGGACGCCGGCACGCTCGAGCCCTGAACGATCTCGGCCGACCACGTCGCGACCTGCTCGCGCGTCTTGTACTGCGCGAGCTCGGACTGCGCGTCCGCGAGCGCCTTTGCGGCCTTCTGCTCGTCGGTCATCTTCTCGGCCTTGATCCGCTCGAGCTCCTCGGCCGCGGCCTTGTTCGCCTTCGCGCGGTCCTCCCACTTGCGCGCCTCGGTCTTCCAGTCCGGCTCCTGTGCAGGAGCCGGCGGGTCGGTCGGGGCGGGGGCGTTCGCCGGAGCCTGTGCAGCCGGCGGCGGTGTGGGCACGGGCGGTGCCGACGGCGTCGGCGTGCCCGGTTCGGGGGGGGTCGGGGCGGCCGGGGTCGGGGTCGGAGGGAAGGTCATCGCTTCACGCTCCAGCCGTCGTTGCGGATCTCGGTGATGCCGGCCTCGCGGACGAGGTCGTCCGCGACGTCGTCGGGGATGCCGTTCTCGGTCAGCTCCTTGCGGAACTTGCCGAGGACGTTCGCCGTCGTGCGCGGCTCGCTCTCGGTGCTCATCTGGGGTTGTCCTCCCGTGCGGGATCGCCACGGCACCCGTGCGGGTTCCGCGGTGGTGGATGGGTGGTGTCCCGGCCGTGCGGCCGGAAGATCAGTCGACGGCGACGAACGCGTCGACGTAGTCGCGCACGCGCGCGGTGTGCTCCTCGAGCTGCCTCGCGGCCGCGGCGTCGCCGGCTGCCGCGCGGCGGCGCACGGACTCCATGCGCTGGGAGGCGACGTAGGCGTCGACGTCGACCTCGGGCGCGTCGGGGTCCCAGGAGGGGACTGCGGCGCAGTTGCAGTCGCCGTGCGAGGCGAAGTGCGCTGTCGCTTCCTTGTAGTACCGGCCCCCTTGGGCGAGGAACCGGCAGAAGTCGCACGACCCGGCGCGGGTCACACGCCGCCAGCCCACGGCACGAGGGTCGCGTCCGGTCGCCTGGACGATCGTCTGGCGAGCGGGCAGGAGGACCTGCTTGCTCGCCGCGCTCTGCAACGACGGAAGGGTGAGCCCGGGCGTCGCGCTGAACAGGTGCCCGGCGGAGTACCGGACGGACGCCTCGACGATCTCCGGCGCGACGGGCTCGGCAACCTCGGCACGGAACCGGCCCGGGACGCGCTCCTCGGAGCGGGCCTCGTCGAACCAGTCGGCCGCGGCCGCCGCGCCCGCCTCGCCGTACTGCGCGACCAGGAGCGGCAGGTACTCGAGCAGCGCGTCGCGCGCGAGCTCGGGCTTGTCCAGGTCGAGCGAGGCGAAGAACGCCCCGAGGTCGCGCGAGAGCAGCGTCAGGATGCCGGCCTGGGCGTCGCGGAGCTCGCCGGCCTGGGCCTGGGTGACCATCGGCTACTTCTCCTCGAGCCCGCGGGCCTCGTCCTCGGGCTGGCGCAGCGAGACCGGCACCGCGCCCGTGAACTTGATCCCCGGGAGACCGACACGGGCGGCGACCTCGCCGGGGTCGACGCCGGCGCGCACGCCGAGGCCGAGCGCCTCGAACTGGACCTTGAGCCGCTGCGCGTCCTCGGTCGCCGTGGCGGCCGCGGGCTGGCCCTGCTCCCGGGTGGCGCCGATCGCGGCGACCGCCTCGAGCGCAGAGCGTCCCGCACGACGTCGACGTCCGGCCATCACGCGTTCGATCTGCCCGGAGTCCAGGCCGGCGAGCTCGAGCCCGACCTCGTCCTGCGCGAGCTCGGGCAGCGCGGCGAGCTGCTTCGACCCGGCGTCCGCGAGCGCGGCGAGCGTGGGCTTCGACGGCGGCCGGAACCGGAGCTTGAGGTCGCGCATGCCGGCGGGCGGCTCGGTGAGCCGGTCGCGGAGCATGACGGCGTTGGCGAAGGTGCGCTTGAGGGCGGCGCCGTAGACGACGTGCTGGTTCTCGGCGTCGCCGACGATGTCCTGTCGGGCTTCCTGCTTCGCGCCGGCGGACTCGGGGTTGTCGGTCGCGATGCCGAGCGAGCCGAGCGGGACGCCGGTGTGTCCGGAGAACTCCGCGGCGAGCTGGCGCAGGACCGCGATGTGCGGCTCGGGAGACTGCGCGGCGATCTGCTCGAGCTTGGGCAGGTCGCCGTCCTCGTCCTTGGACAGCGTGTTGAGGCGACCCATGTAGAACGACCAGAGCGGGATGCTCTTGCCGTCGCTGCTCTGGAACGCCTTCTCGTCCGCGCCGAGCAGGATGAGCTTGAGCGCGGAGAACAGCTCGGAGTGGACCTCGAGTCGGGCCGAGGCGCGCATCGCGCGGTCGGTCACGGACATGACGGGCCGGTCGATGCGCGAGCGGCCGAAGGGGCGCTCGAGCGTGGGCCGGAACGGCATCGCCTCCATCGGGATGCGCCCGCGCAGGTGGTTGCGGTAGACGTCGGCGACGTACCAGCCGGCCGTGCCCTTGAGGCAGACGATCGTCTCGCCCGGAACCATGACGGTGAGCATCGTCGGGACGCCGAGCTCGTCGACGTCGTTCACGAGCATGCCGGCGCGAAGCGAGCGCGTGCGACGGTTCCACAGCCCGGTGGCCCACAGGGCGGAGTGGAACGCGACGAGCACGTCGGGCTCGCCGGCGGCGGTGTCACCGTTGGTCGTCGAGACGAACGCGACGGACTGCGCGAGCGAGCTGCTCACCGCCTGCGGGAACTCGATCTCGAACCGGTTGTCCTCGAGGAGCGTCGCGAGCCCGAACGGGTCGCGGTCGGTCTCGTCGACGCCCGCGACGCGCTCGAACACGATGCGGTTCGACAGCTCGTAGACCGCCTTCGCGGGCCAGCCGAGCACGGTCTCGAGCTTGTCGAGGATGTTCGGCGGTATCGAGACGGCGAGGTCCTTGAGGCGGTTCTTCGCGTCGAGGTACATCATCCGCTCGATGTTGCGCGGCAGGCACCGGGCCCACTGCTCACCGAGCTCGTTCAGGACCTGCTGGGTGTCGGCGTTGAGCCCGAGCACCTGAGGGGTCGCCCACATCGCTGGGAAGAACGCGAGGCCCGAGCCCGTCGTCACATGACCACCGCCTTCGCCTTGCGATTCGGGTTGCGCTTCGTCGTCAGCGCGCCGTGGTGCGCCAGGCTCACGGCCTCGGCGGGTGTCTCGTCACCGTCCGGTGTCGTGGCCATCCAGCCCCACGCGCCGGAGGTGCCGCGCATCTTCTTGTCCGAGACGGCGATCGAGTCGTCGAGCGCGGCCTGGCCGTCGCTGTCGAGGTGGGTGGCGTTGCCGGACCGGATCGCCTCGTGGAACGTCGAGCACGCCGTGAGGTACTGCTCGGTCGTCGCGAGGCGGATCACGCGCTCGGGGACGCCGGCCTTGCGCAGCGCGGCCTTGAGCGCGGCCGCGCCGGACCGGCCGGAGATGACGATCTCGGCCGTCTGGCGCCACCGCTCCGCGAGCCACGCGGCGAGCGGGCCCATGCCGTCGTCGATGCCCCCCGACATCGCGTCGATGAGTTCGACGTGCACACCGCCGGCGTGCTTGCGCGCGCCCGCGAGCGCGACGCGGTCGCCGTTGAGGGAGAACGCGACGCCGAACGACTTGATGCCGTCCGGCGCCTTGCGGACGCGCGTGTTGTACCACTGGTCGGAGGTGATCAGGCGCGAGGACGGGTTGTCCTCGTCCCAGATGCCCAGCCCCTCGCGGCGGAACGACGCGTCGTTGGTCAGGTTCTCGCGCAGGCGCTCGATCGACTCGACCGGCGTGCGGTTCGGGAAGGAAGGGTTGGCCTTCTTCCACTGCTTGTGGTTGTCGAGCGACGGCCCGCCGGGCTTGCCGGTCTGCGGGTCCGCGGAGAACTCGACGTAGACCATGTTCTTCGACTTGCCCGCGAGCGCCTTCTTGCGCCGGTTCGCGAACTCCTGCCCAGGGTCGGAGGGTCGCGGCGGGGTGCCCATGAAGAACAGCAGCGCGCCCTCGGGCCGGCGGGTCTGGTTCGTCGCGGCGATCATGTCCTCGAGCGCCTTCTCCGTGAGGATCTGCGCCTCGTCGAACACCTCGATATCGACCTCGTCGAAGCCTCGGCCGAAGCCGCCCTCGCGCGCGCCGAACATGATGACCGACCCGTTGCGGAACCGGATCTCCTGCTCGCCGTTGGTGTTGCGGGGCTCGAGCATGTGGGGCTTGATCTTGCGGCGCGACGTCATGCCCTTGAGCGAGCCGAACGTCTTCGTCGAGGTCTTCGTGCGGTGCGCGGACCACAGGACCGTCAGGCCCGGGTTCAGCAGGCACAGTGCGATGACGATCATGCCGACGAGGAACGTCTTGCCGACCTGGCGCGGGATGGACAGCACGACGCCGCCCACGGTCGCGGCGTACTTCCCGTCGGCGCGCTTGCCGAGCGAGATCCGCCCGATGCCGTGCTGCCACTCGTCGAACGTGACGCCGAGCTCGGCGCACTTCTTGACAACGCGCGGCCACGCGGTGGTGACGATGCCTTCGGGGTAGACGACGTGCCGGGCGACGTCAGACAGCTTCGGGGTCGAACCCCTCGTCTTCGTCGCCACCGCCACCGTCGCCGCCCTCCTTCGGCCCGCTCTCGGCCTCCTCCTGCGCCTTGCGGGACCTGATGTCGCGGTCGACCTCGACCAGGCGGCGAGAGAGCGCGGCCAGGTCGCGCGGTGAGGTGCGCTCGTCGTCGCAGCCGCGGGCCAGGCGCCGGCGCAGCGCGATCAGCATCGCGAGCGAGTCGTCGTTCTCCGTGGCGTCGAGGATCGTCGCCGGCTTCTCCTCCTCGGCCGCCGTCTCGACGGGATCGCCCGGGGTGGGCATCAGCTGAGCGGCCCGACGGCGAACGCGCCGTCCGGTCCGATCACCGGCCCGAGCTCGAGCACGAGGCGGCCGTCGAGCGGCACCGCCGCGTCGACGAGCACGACGTCGGCCGAGATCCCGCGGGCGTAGCCGGTCCGGACCTGGTGGACGTTGAGGAACCGGAGGAGGCCGCCGCCGTCGAACCGGACGAACTGGTCCCCGTTGGTCCGGTTAATGCGCGCTGCGCCGTCGAGCACGCCGTCGGGCATGCGCTCGAGCAGCTGCACGCCGGCGATCCGAGTCTCGTGGACGACGACGACGGTCTTGCCGCTCTTCGTGAGCGCGAGCGCTTCGGCCAGGTTCACGGCATCCTCCCAGGTCAGACGGCATATCGTGTGGAAAAAACGTCGGGGGGAGGGATCGGCCGTATCCCCCCGGGGTGGCCTCCCCCCACGGGGGAGGGGGTGTCCCCCGGGGTCACCAACCGGGCGAGGAGACGATCGCGGGACGCGCCAGGAGACCCGCGCGCTTCGCCCGGGCCTCCTCCAACGTCATCGTCGACTTCCACCGGTTGCAGCCGCGGTGCATCAGGCGAACGTTCCACCTGTCGTACTCGGGACCACCACGGTCGAGCGGCACGTCGTGGTCGATCGCCGCCGAACGCCGGTCACGCGTGCGGTCGAGCGTCTTGTCGACAGGCTCGTCGCACAGCGCACAGCGGGTCTCCTCCGCGAGGACCCGCCTCTCGACCTCCCGCCACCGGTGCCCGTTGCGCTTGCGCCCAGGGCTCGGCATCAGTCGTCGTCCCGGTCGTTCGGGCGGAAGCCGATCGGGTACTCGGGCCGGGGCGCAGGGTCGGCATGCTCGACCAGGGCGTCCAGCTCGGACACCCCCCTCGCCTCGGCCCCGTCGCGCGCTCGTCGCGCGCTCGTCCGCCGCGTGACGTCGACCTGCAGCCTGAGCCTGATCCGCACCCGAGTACCTCCCCCGCCGTCGCCGGTGACCCGTGCCTAGATCCCGTGGTCTGTGTGCCGCACGGTCCGGGCGACGGCGGGGAGAGTGTGGGGCCGGCGGCGATCGCGTGCGTTCGATCGCCGCCGGCCTCTGGCCTGCCACGGCCGCGCGGGAAGGAAGGCGCGCGGCGGGTCTCGGCCGGCCCGGAGCCCCAACCCCGGGTGTCTGGGAACGCAAAGACCGCCCGGGAGCGGGATGCTCAACCGGGCGGTCCTGGTCCGAGGCATGCGAGAACCTCAGAAGCGTTGCAGCGACTATAGCCGGTCGTCGGCCTGTCGTGCGAGCGGCACGCGACTCATGTCCGCGACGCCTCGACCCGGGTCGCGATGTCGGCGACGGCGAAGAGCTCGCGACCGCGGGCGTCGAAGCCGCGCACCGGGATGCGTTGGGCGAACGGGACCGGCATTTCACGGTCGCGACGCATCCAGGACCGCCACGTCGAGGGGTTCAGGTCCGGGAAGATGGTCCGCGCCTGCTCGGCCGTGACGAGCGTCTCGGGACGCTCGTGAGGCAGCGCGTGCACGTGCCAGCGTGCTGCGAGCGCGAGGTGCGCCTCGCTCGCCCACGAGCGCCGGCAGCTCGTGCACCGCACGACGTCGGACAGGCCTTCGGCGACGTGCCAGTCGCGCACGATGGCGCCGCCGCAGTGGAAACACGGGGCGGCCTCGCGCTCGGGGGCGAGGCCCGCGAGCCTGCGCACCACGGCGCGCGTGGCGCGCAGCTCATCGAGGTACGTAGGCCACGCCGGGTGGTTCTGGGCGGCCCAGACCGTGTGCGAGCGCAAGTACTCGAGCGTGTCCCAGGCGCCCTCGGTGTCGCCCACCTTCTCGGACCAGTCATCGACCCATGCCTCGAGCAGGTCGAGCGCGCCGTCCTGGGTGCGGATCGACGACGGCCCGGACCGGAAGGCATCCTCGCGGTACGCAGGGTCGAGGCCGTGCGGGAGCCGGTCCGTGTTCACGGCCGAGGACGTTCCGGTGAGGTCGTACCGGACGGCACGCAGGCCGACGGCGACCTTGGCGACGTCGGTCATCTCAGCGAGGTAGGTCGCGATGTCGTCGAGCAGGCCGTAGGCGCGGGCGAGGCACCGTTTGCAGATCAGGAGCGCGGTCGCCACGAGCGGACGGTCGCAGTCCTGGCACCCCGTCGTCGTCTCGGGGCAGGCCGTGCAGGCGTACACGCGGCGGGCGTCGTCGTAGGTCGTGGTCTCGATCCACGAGTGGGCGGTGCAGGTGGCGATCGCCTGCTGGGGCGTGGGCATCAGGTGTCTCCTCGTTGGGGCGTGCGCGTGCGTCCACCTCGACGGCCGCGGCGGTTTCGACGCTGGGGGTTCGCACTCGGTCGGGCGGTGGGCTGGTCTGGTCTGGCGGCTGGGGGTGTTGTTGGTGGAGACCCATCCAGAAGAGACCCGTCCCGACCCGTCCCGACCCGACCCGGCGAATCCGGATCCTGGAGACTGGACTTCTGCGGGCTTCTGCCGGGTTCTGCCGGACGCGGTCGGCGCGGGGCCGTGCGCGCGTCCTTCGCGGGCGCTGCGGGTCGCACACGCGAGGGTGCGGTGTCCGCTGCTGCCTGGGCCGTGGTGCCCGTCGCGCGGCGCTCACGAGGAGCTGCCGGCGCGCCAGGGGCAGGACGGCCCGCGACGAGGTTCTTCTGGTCCGGCGCCGAAGGCGGCGGGACCATCCCGTGCTGGCGAAGGATCTGCGCGTAGCCCTGCAGCCAGTCGCGCGTCTTGGCGTTGTAGTACGGCTCCGCGGGGACGTCGAGGAGCGGGAGCTCCAGGTCGGCCACCGCGAGCGGCCGGTTCCCGCGCTTGGCGTTGCACTCACCGCACGCGACGACCGTCGTCTCGGCCGAGCCGGGCTTGCCGGGCGGGCGGTGATCGTAGGTGCCGCGCTTCTTGCCGCGCTTGATCTCGAAGTTGACGACGTTCCAGCAGTACCGGCACACGTCGCCGTCGCGGCACCGCACGGGCGCGATGATCTCCGGCTTCGCGTTGTCGGCCTTGCGCTGCTTCTGCCAGGCGTACTCCTCGGCCGTGATCATGTGAACGAACTCGGGGTCGTCGACCAGCTTGAAGCGGCGCCGTCCCGTCTCGTCGTCCTGCTCGAGCACGCCGTACCCGGCGAACTCGGCGAGCAGCAGCAGCCTCTCGGCGCGCGCTCTGGTGCCGGCCATCGTCACCGCGGTCCCGAACGACACGACGTAGTCCGTGAAGTGCTGGGCCGCCTGCGTCGACAGGCGCGTCATGAACCCGCACACCTCGTCGACCGAACGCTCGTCAGCATCCGGGTGCTCGAGCACCGCGAGCACCGTCGGGTGTGTCGCGTAGGTGTCGGTCAGTCGCAGCCACGTCATGAGGTGCGGGTCCTCCTCGGGTCGTTGTGTCGGGGAGGCGGTCAGATGCCGCCGAGGTCCAGCGCGTCCTGGGCGAGCCGGTCGGCTGCCAGGGCGGCGTAGGTGGGGTCGAGCTCGACGCCGACGGCGGTGCGGCCGAGCTCCTTCGCGGCGACGAGCGTCGAGCCCGTGCCGGCGAACGGGTCAGCGATCACGCCGCCCGGGGCCTTCTCGATGAGCATCCGCATGAGCGCGACCGGCTTCGGGGTCGGGTGGCCGGCCTTCGTCGCGGCGTTCGACGCGAGCGGCACGCGCAGCACGGCCGAGCTGCGGTGCCCGGACCAGCCGGAGCCCGAGACGTAGATGAGCTCGTAGGACGGGCGCCACGGGAACCGGGTGTCGCCCATGCCGACGCCCTCGCCCTTGTCCCACACCAGAGGCGTCTGCCGGTACGGCACCGCGGCGTCGAGACGACGTGGCGAGGCGAACATCGCGTAGGGCCGGTCGAGCTCGTCGCCGCGAGCGCCGCCCGAGAGGAACATCTCGAGCGCGGCGTCGCGGACGGCGAGGGTCTTGTCCCACTCCTGGACGGCTGAGGTGGTGGTGAGGTTGCCGCCCACGCCGTAGGGCGGGTCGGTGATGAGTACGTCGGCGCTCGCCCAGGCGGGGATCTTCAGGCAGTCGCCGACGTACAGGGTGATCAGCTCGTCCTGGTAGTAGGGCTTCACGAGGTGGGTGGTTCCTTTCGGTTGGGGGATGGTGCGGGTCGTTGGGAAGGGACGGTCGGGCGCGGCCAGTGGCCGATCGCCTTGTGGTGGGCTTCGCGTGCGCCGGGCCGGGTCGTGTACCAGCCGCCGCAGATCGAGCACTCGAGCAGCTGGTACCCGTCGAGGGCGCCGTGCACTAGGTCGGCCCGCCGCGGGCTCGTCCACCGCGGCGGCCGCGCCGTCGTGGGCGCGGCCGCGTCGGTGGGGACTTGTGGGTCGCGCGGTGTGCCGTGAGCGCCTCGGGGCTGACGTGGAGGACGTGCGGCTTGCGCGAGACGTCGACGGATGTCGCGTGGTGCTCGACGAACGCCTTGCAGTCGTGGCACCACAGCCGCACGCGGTCGGACGTCGGCGCGTCCTTGGTGTTACCCACGGCCCGCCTCTGGTGCGTGGGGGGTCGTGGCGTGGCACCAGCAGGGGCACGGCGCGGGCTGGTCGGTTCGGGTATCCCATCCGTCACCGGAGCAGGCCCTGTGCTTGCCGTCTCTGCAGTCCGGGTTCACGACGGCCGAGTTGAGCTCGGCGAGCAACCGCCGGCCGTAGTCGGCGGCTGCGGAGGCCGTGAGGTACCCGCCGAGGTTGCCGGGATCGATGGGCTCGGCACCTGCGGGGACGATCCCCCCGCGGGCATAGGTCTCGGGGCCGATGAACTCCTGTAGGCGTTCGAGCGCCTCGGCCGGGGTGTGGCCGTCGTAGTCGGGCGCGAGGTCACGCTCGGGGATCTGGAAGAGGTTCCAGTGCTCGGCCTGGTAGTGGTTCGAGATCTGGCCCGTGGGGAGGGTCGCGACGACGATGAACCACCCGCCACCGAAAGCGAGCTCGCCGTCGGAGTGCCGCCACGACTTCACGACGTCCCACTCGCCGAGGCGGTGCCACTCGTTGAAGAGTGCGGCGTTGTAGACCCGCCGGTAGGCGTACAGCTCGGCGTGCGTGTGGAAGCCGTCCGACGCCTCGCCGTTCGCGACCGCCGCGCGGAGCTCGGCGAGCTCGGCGGGGGCGGTCTGCTCGGGCGTGGGTGGGGCTGCGTAGTCGGTGCCGCACGTCTGGCAGACCATGTTCACGGTCTCGCGCCGCGGCCAGGAGCAGGTGGGGCACTCCTGCGGCCAGAGCACGGTGAGCGGGAGCTCGAGGCGGTCCCAGGGGAAGGACCGCTCGTCGCCGAGTACGGCGCCGTGCCAGGAGTCGACGCGGCCGGCGATCGTCCCGGCCGCAGATCGGGCGACGGTTCCGGGCTTGAGGGCGCGGGCGCCTTCGCGGGAGGTGACGGTGAAGCTCATGCCGAGGCCCCCGTCCAGACGAGGCGGGTCGCGCCGGCGTGGCCGTGGAGCGCCTCGACGGCGTCCACGGACGGGAACAAGACCGTCGTCGGGAGGACGCCCCGCTCGGCTGCCGGGCCGTCGACGTCGCGCCAGCGCACGACGGTCGTGGCGTCGGGGAACACCGCGCCATCGGCGACGACGCCCGTGCCGGAGATCCCGGAAACGTCGACGTCGCGGTGGAGCTCGAACGTGCGCACGTCGCCACGGTCGGCGGCCTGGAGCGCGAGGAGCTCGTCCCCGACACGGTCGGCTCGGCGCGTCGTGTCCGTCGCCCCGTAGGTGTCACACGGCTCGATTCGGACGCCAGCGATCTGGACCGCGCCCCCGGCCGTCTTGATCGTCTCTACGGCGCGCAGGAGGGCGTCGGCGCGTTCGGCACGGTGGACCGCGGCATCAGGAGTCCCATGGAACGTCCCGAGCATGTCGCGGCGCATGTCACCGAGGTACCCCGGCGAGGTCTCCTGGACGGGCGTGTACGTGGCCACGAAGACCTCGGGCTTGCACGGGTAGAACTCGCCCTGCACGCCGCGGATCACGAAGTCGCCCACGCGCGCGAACATCGTCCCCTCGAGCGTAGGGATCTTCACGACCTGGGAGACGTCGGTCGGGTCGCTCGCCTTCGACTCGGCGAAGAACTGACCGCCGCACCAGCGCGCGACCTCGGCGCCGTTCGTCCCGTCGAAGAGAAGCGCCTCGACCTCAACGGGCTTCTTGCGGTACTTCGTCGGTGTCGGGGGCGTGGACGGGCTGGTCGGGATGGTCATCGGGTCTCCTTCGGGTTGGGGTCGCCCACGCGGACGACGGTGAGCTTCACGCCCTTGCGGTCCGCCTCGGCCGCGAGCGCCTTCTTGGCCTGGTCGACGAGCTCGTCGGTCAGGGCCTGGTCGATGACGACGGGCTCGGGGCGGCGCAGGGGCGCGAGGTTGTCCTCCCAGCGGGCGGACAAGGTCGACGGTGCTCATGACGAACGCCCGAGGACCGTGGACGTCATCGCGGCGAGCTGGGCGCGGACTACGTTCCGGTCGAGTTCGGTCATGTCGTCCCACGTGGCGTGGAAGCAGACTCGCTGGCACCCCGTGTCCCAGCTCTCGTGAGCGAGCCGGGCGACGTACTCACGCGCGAGCGCGTCCGGGTCGTCGGGGTCGCGCAGGGCGGCGTACACGGTCGCGGCGATGCGGTGCCTGTGGAACGCCGGGTGGTCCCACTGGCCGTCGGCGGCGAGCGGGGTGACGAACTCGCACCCGGCGCACGAGGGTGCCGCGCCGTCTTCGTCAACCACCACGCGGTGCGCCCGGTACGTCGCGTCAGCGCGGGCCAGGGCGGGCGTCGTTGCAGGTCCAACCGAGGGTGACGGGATATCCCGCGGGGCGTGGTGTCGGGAATGCACGACATCCGGCTCGCGTCGTACATGTACGACGTTCGAGGCTTGATCCGGCTCGGTCAAGGCGTCCGCCTTGGTGGACGTGGCGGCGAGCGCCGCGTCCTGGGCGAAGCCCATGAGCAGGACCGCGGTGAGGCCGGGGTCGAGGAGCAGGGCGTAGTCCGCCGCGAGTCGGCCTGAGTCCGGGATGGTCGAGTAGTCGGTCGTGCGCCAGGTGTGCCCGCCGGTGCCCGGCGGGTTTCCGACCTTGAGGGCGAGGTAGACGCGCCGGTACTTCTGGTCGACGCAGAGCACGGCGGCGTAGAGCGGGAGCGCGTCGAGCTCGGCCTTGGTGAGCCGGAGCGGCGGCGTCGTCGGGCCGGTCATCGGGCACCGCCGGCGAGTCGGGTCCGCTCGGCCCAGCCGCGCAGCGCAGCGGTCGCGAGCGCCGCGGCGTGATCAAACTTGGGCAGGGGTGCGTTGGCGGCGCTGGCGAGGACCCAGAGGGCGTAGAGGTGGACGCCGTCGGCGGTGAGGTTGGGGGTGAGCGCGGCGCTGAGGTAGACGCGGGTCTCCTCGGCGATGTCGGCGACTGTGAGGCTGGCGCGAGCGGTGTCGAAGGCGAGGAGCATGCGCAGGTTCTCGAGCTCGTCGTCGATCACCGCGGCGAGGTGGGCGCGTCCGGTCGAGCGGCCCATCTCACGGAAGTCGGGGTCGTCGGTCGCGACCCACGCGGCAGCGAGCCGGGCGACGGCGCGCTCGACGTCGAGGTCGGGCGTGACGCGGGTTCGCACGCCGGCAGGGTCACGCGGGCTGGTGCGACGGTGGAGGTCGTCGGCGAGCCGGAGCCAGCCGCTGGCGTTGTCGGTCGGGCGGTCGGTGAGGACGGTCATCGGGGCTCCTTCGGCGGGCGGGACGGGGCAGCGGTGGGCTGGGTGCCGAGCTCGGCGTGCGCGCGCTCGACTCGGTGCGTGCCGTCGTCGCCGCGGGGCCTGCGGGTCGTCGCGACGGCCTCGCGTGCGAGGAGCGGGTGCACGCCGTACTCGAGCGCGGCGAGGAACAGGGCGCGGCGATCGCCGTGCGGGTCGGCGCTGGGGTGGGTCGTCATGCGGCCACCTGCCGGGGTGGGCCGGGGGCGAAGCGGACCGCGGTGAGCGGGAGCAGCTCGGCGTGGCACCGGGTCCCGTCGACGTGGCCGGCGTCCAGGCACACGAGGATCTGGGGCCCGCGCTGGGCGACGATCTGCACCGGGAGGCCGGACGAGAAGATCCCGATCGGGGTCGGCACGTCGACGTCGAGCACCCACCGGGCGTCCTCAGGGCGCGGCGCCGGCGCGGGGAGGCGCGTCATGCTGCGTCCTCGGCGGTTCGGGCCCGCTCGTCGGCGCGGATCGCGTCCTCCCAGCAGTTGCCGCACGCGGCGCCCGCGATCAGGACGCGGGTGTCGCCGTGGTCGCACGCCGCGCGCACTGCGGCATACAGGGCGTGGCCCTTGCCGAACCACACGGTGCGCGGGGTCGCGAGCGCCGCGGTGCCGGTGCCGTTGCGCTGGACCTGACGGGCGAGCTCGGTCGCCTCCCGCACGGTCAGCTCCTTGCGCTCCACCATGTCCTGCGCCTCCTCGGGGAGGGTGAGCAGGCGCAGGCGGGCCGAGACCGTGGACGGGGCGTAGCCCGTCTCGCCCGCGATCTCGGGCACGCTCATGCCGGCGTCGCGCAGGGCGCGGAACGCGCGGGCGGCCTCGATCGGCTCGAGGCGCTTGTGCATCGCGGCGGCGAGCATGGTCGCCCGCTGGGCGTTCACGTCGCCGGGCTTCGTCGCGAGGCACGGCAGCCCCCGCACGCCGGCGAGCTTCGCCGCGGCCAGACGGCGGTGCCCGTCGAGCACAAGCCACGTCCCGCCCGCGTGCTGCTGCACGACGAGCGGCTGCAGCAGGCCCTTGGACCGGATCGACGACGCGAGCTCGGTCAGATCGCCGAGCTCGGCCCGCACGTTCGCCGGGTTCGGACGCAGCCGCTCGACCGGGATCGCCGGCAGGCCCCCGGTCACGACGCCTTCTTCCCACGCGCGTCGAGGAACGCCTGCTCGATGTCGGCGAGCGGGTAGCCCCACGCCTCGAGCTGGCGCAGGTGGAGGGCGAACAGGGCCTCGCCGTACACGCCGCCGCGGTGGTAGTCGCGAGGCATCGCGTTCTCGACGAGCGCGGCCGCGAGCGCGAGGAGGTAGGCGTCGGCGTTCGCGGGTCGGGCGACGGCGGCCGCGACCTCGGGGCCGCCCATGCCGTCGTGCTTCGTGGGCCACATGAGCTCGCGTGCGAGGCGGTGCACGTCGCCGTCGGGGTACCAGTAGGTGCCGTTCGTCAGGACGCGCGCGACGTAGGGCGAGGCGTCCGCCGGCAGCTTGTCGCGGCGCACGAGCTCGGAGATCCACGCGCGGCGGACCGGGAGCGCGGCGTCGGACGCCTTGTTGTTCGCGACCAGGGCGCGGCGCTCGGCCTTCTGCTCCTCGGACTGCGGGCCCGACGTCGCGCCCGCGGTGTTCGACGCGCTGCGCTTGTGGTGGCCGTTGCCCCGCCAATCCATGCAGTACTCGACCCGGACGGCGCGCCACCCCATGACCTTGCCGTCGATCCACCCGCGGTTCGCGTGGAGGTAGACGGCGTGGCCCGGGCACTCGAGGTGAGCGTCCGCCTCGATGGCGGGCGGGTAGCCCTTCGCGCCCGGCTTGTCGGTCAGCGACGAGATCGTCTCGGACGCCTTGTCGTCGTAGGTGGGCTGCTTGTCGAGGACCGTGACGCCGGCGGCCTCGAGCTCGTCGCGCGCCGCCGCGACGACCGCGGCCTGCTCGCGCGCCGAGCGGACGCGCGACGCGGCATGCTCGAGCTGGCTCGGCTCGGTCTCGGCGACCTCGACGAGCTCGGCGACGACCTCGGGGTCGTCGTCGAACTCGGCGATCGTCGCGGCCGCGAGCAGGTCCACCGTCGGGTGCTCGGCGAGCACGGTCGCCGTCGCCTTCGACTCCGCGACCGCGAGCGCCGCGTCGACCTCGGCTCGCGGGATCCGCAGGCGCTTCGTGATCGACGTCGCGGAGCGGCCGAAGAGCGAGAGCTGACGCACCGACTCGACCTTGTCGGCCGCGGACAGGCCGCGGCGGTGCTCGTTCACCACGTACTGCGTCGTGATCCGGGACTCGTCGTCGCCGATGCCGTCGACGACGTCGACCGTGACCTCGTCGCGCCCGGCCTCGATCGCGGCGAGGGTGCGGCGCTGCCCGTCGACGACGAGGAGCTGGCCGAGCGGGTCGCGGCGCGCGGTGATCGCGGTGAGGACGCCGTGCTCCTTGATGGACGCGATGAACTCGGCGTCGAGCTCGGCGTCACGGCGGATGTTCGCGTCGACGACGAGGATGCGCGGGTCGACGACGACGCGCTCGGGCGCGTGACCGGCGTCGACGCCGCTAGGGCGGGCGGTGTCGAGGTTGATGGTGGGGCTCATCGGGCGGTCCTTCCTGGTGTGCCCCGCAGGAGGTCGGAGCACTCGGGGTGCGTGGCGTGGTGGATCGTGTGGCGGGTCTCGAAGCCCGCGATCAGCGGCTCGTCCTCGGTGATCCGGCGGCAGGTCGTCATGCCGGGCGAGGCGGCGTGCTGGGCGTACTCGTCGTCGTCCCTGACGGGGGCGGCGTCGAGTGGGACGCGCTTGCGGGGCTGGCCCTGGCGGAGCTTGTCCGGGGCCGGGACGTACAGGACCCAGACGAGCTGGGCGCCGCAGCCAGGGCAGGGCACGCGGCCGCGGCGGCTCACGTCGAGCCGCCCGGGGCGACGCGCTCGTAGGCGGTGACGCCCGAGCCCTTCGCCGAGCGGCCCGAGGACGCCAGGACGATCCACCCGGGGCGGCCGCCCGGCGCCTGCACGTCGACGCGCTCCGCCAGGCCCTCGCGCGCGACGCCCGCGAGGAGCGACCCACGCACCGACGTCGGGACGCCCGCGGCGTCGAGGTCCTCGCGCAGGTCGTTCACCGTGAACCACGTGCCGACCGCGATCTTGCGCACCGCGGCGCGCACGGCCTCGCGGTCGTCGGGGCGAGCCGAGCGCGCAGCGCGCGCCTGCCCCTCGCGCTTGAGGTCGCGCGCCTCGGAGGGCGTGATGGTCGTCGCGCTCACCGGCCCCGCTCCTCGCTCGTCGCGTCGGCGAGGGCCGTGAGCTCGCTCGTGCGCGGGCGGCGGGCCGTCGGGTGCTCGAGCACGACGGCGACGCCCACGCCGCGGCGGCGCGCGCTCGGTGGCATCGCGCGGTCGAGCTCGCGGGCGATGCGCCGGCTCCCCGTGCGCAGCTCGCGGCGCACCCAGGCGCGGCGGCTGCGCAAGCGCTGGCGGGCGCGGGCCTCGTCGAACACGGCAGCCACGACTCCGCTGCCGTAGGCGGCGACAACGGCGAGCGCGGCCCCGAGGATCAGGGCGAGGAAGCCCCACAGGAGCCACAGGAACTCGTTCATGGTCTGGTCCTTCCTGGTGGTGCACGAAGCCGCGCGACCGGGCGGCCGCGGGGATGGAACGGGGCGAGTCAGGGCAGGTGCAGCGCAGACGGCGTCGCGAGCACGCGCACGAGGTGAGTCGGCACGACGACGTCGTGCGTGCCGGCGACGAAGAGCTGCACGAGCGGGGCCGTCACGGTCAGGACCGAGATCCCCTGACACAGCGACCCGTCGCGGTGCAGGTGCCGCACGCGCGTGACGCCCGGCGTGAGGAGCACGACGTCGGACAAGACGCCGGAGAGGAACCGCGCCGGGCGGTCACCGCGCGCCGGGACGATTACCTCGACCGGCTCGCCGATGAACTGACGCGGCGCGGCGGCCATGTACGCCGCGGGCACGTCGTCCCACACGCGGGCGGGCATCACGCGGCCGCCTGTCGCGTCGCTGCGCGGTGAACCGTGTCCTGCACGATGCGCTGGCGGCTCGTCAGATCACGGAGTCGAGCCCGCTCACGCTCGAGGTGCTCCTCGATCGAGACGCCTGCCTGACGCGGGCGCCGCGCGGGCTCGTGCTCGAACAGCGCCGGGGGCGCCGCGTCGCTCCACGTGCCTGACGCGCGGGCGACCTCGACGGCGTGCCGGAGATCGGCCGCGAGCGCCGCGCGCCGGGCGGGACGCCGCGACTCGGCGTGGATCGCGAGGCAGGCCCGGCATGTGACGCTCCGGTGGTCGCGAGCAGTGCAGCCCAGAACGGCGCGCGCGCCGAACGCGCGGCACAGCACCACCGTCACGCCGTCGAGCGGCAGAGGCCGCACCAGGTGGACCAGCCGCGCGCTCACGACGCCGCTCCCCCACGACCGCGGAACGGCACAACGGTCGCTGCGGCCGCTTGCTTGTGCTCGCACTTGCCGCCGTCGATCCATGCCGTGAGGCACTGAGCCTCGATCGTCCAGCGGCCGCGCTTCGTGCGCTGGGAGCCGTGCAGCTCGCCGGAGCGGCACGCGTCGCGGATTGTCTCGGGGTGCACTCGGGCGTCGTCGGCGGCCTCCTCGACTGTGAGTCGGACGGGCCGCCGCGGGAGTTCCGCGGCGGGCGTCAGCGCCCGGGTGGCGGTCACGCTGACACCGCCATGTCGTCGTCGACGGTCTCGAAGATCTCGTCGAACTGCGCCGGGACGCGAGCCAGGACGGCGGCCATGAACTTGTTGCCGGGAAGCGACTTCCCCGCCATGACGCGAGAGACGGTCCCGTCGGTCACCCCGAGTACGTCGGCAGCCTTGACGTTGGAGTCCGCCCCCATGCGGCTCAGGCGCTCGGAGAGGACGAACTTGTCCGGGTCGCTCTCGCTGCGGCGGAGCAGGATCACCGACATGGCTACTCCTCAGGTCTGTGCGAACCCCGCGTGGGTTCTGCGTTTGCACAGACCGTAGACCCGACTCTGCGCAAACGCAAGATCACCTCAGGATTGGCGCAACGTCTCTTGCGCTCTGCGTCTGCGCAGAGTTCAATACCCCCATGACCGCGACCAGATGGTGGGAGTTCGTGAGCGACGTCCTTGGCGACATGTCAGCGCTCGAGGCGGGACGCAAGGCGGGGTTCGACTCGTCAGCCTTCACACGGTGGAAGAAGGGCGCGAGTCCGGACGCCGCATTCGTCGTCAAGTTCGCCCGTGCGTTTGACGTCAACGTCCTGCAGGCCCTCGCTGCGGCCGAGATCATCACCGACGAGGAGGCCAGCACCCACGAGGTCCTCGTCGGAGCGGCTGACGCCTTGCGCGTCGCGTCGGCGAACGCACTCTCGGACGAGGTCGCACGCCGATTGCACGCACTCGAGGATGGGGGCGGCGAGATCATCCACGGCCGGTTCCGCCAGCTCGGGAGCAAGCGGGAGTTCTCGACCACGGCGGCCGCGCACGTGACCGGGCGGTCGATCTCAGAGGAACAGGAACTGCGGGGGGAATAGGTGCGGGAGCTGCTGGTGATCGCGCGCGAGCGTGGCGTTGAGGTGGAGTGGAGCCGAGACATGGGCGACTGGCTCCGCGGGGTGTACGAGCACCATGTCAGGACGATCACGATCAACTCGACGATGGACCTCTGGCAGCAGCGATACACGTTGGCGCACGAGCTCGGGCACGCCTGGCACGAGCACGAGCTCGACGCCGACGACCCGCACGGGAACCTTGAGGCAGAGCGACTCGCCGACGAGCACGCCGCGAGCCTGCTCATCGACCCCGAGCAGTACGCCCGCGCCGAGGAGCTCTACGGCCCCCACCTCGGCGCCCTCGCCGACGAGCTCGGCGTGCACCCCGACGTCGTGAGCATCTTTCAGCGCGTCCTACGCCGCGTCCCGCCCGTCGCCTACGCGACGCCGTGGGGCCGCGCGCCGTGGCTCCACAACCGCCCCAGCCGGATCGCGTAGTGGCCTGGACCGAGCGCACCTCGAGCGGGCGCTACCTCGCGCGCTACCGCGACGCGGACGGCAAGAAGCGCACGGCCGACGGTTCCCCCTTCGTGCACAAGAAGGCCGCGATCCGCGCCGGCGAAGCCGCCGAGGCAGCGTCGCGCTCGCTCGGGTGGCGCTCCCCCGACGCAGCGGCCCGCACATGGGGCGCGTGGTGCGCGGAGTGGTGGCCGACGCGCGACGTCGAGCCGTCCACGCTCGCGACCGACCGGGGCCGGAGGGACCTGCACCTCAGCCCGAGGTGGGGCGACACGCCGCTCATCGACATCACGCGGCACGACGTCAAGGCATGGGCGGCCGACCTGCGCGCGGCTGGCCTCGCACCGACGACGGTCCAGCGGATCGTCCACCTCCTCTCCGCATCGCTGCGTGCCGCCGTCGACGCCGAGATCCTCACCGCGAACCCCGCCGCTCAACTGCGCCTCAGCGCTGGCAAGACCAGCACCGAGCGGTACCTCACGCGCGACGAGGTCGACGCGATCCGGGCCGAGCTGCCCGACGCCGAGCGCGCTGTCGTCGACCTGCTCGTCGGCACCGGCATGCGATGGGGCGAGGCGGCCGGGCTGCACCACCGCCGCGTCGACCACGAGCGCCGCGTGATTGAGGTCGCCGACGTCTGGGACAACCGCGGCGGCATGATGAAGCCGTACCCGAAGGGCAAGCGCCGCCGGTTCGTCCCGATCCCGTCGTGGGTCGAGATCCCCGAACCGTCCACCGGCACATGCGGGTACAACCACGCCGCTGGCACCTGCACGAGCGGGCTCGTCCTGACGACGAGCGACGGCCACCGGTTCGAGCAGTCGAACTTCCGCAAGGTCTGGGTCGACGCCCTCGCGTCTGCCGGCCTCGAGCACGCGCGCGTTCACGACCTGCGGCACACCTACGCGTCCTGGCTCATCCAGGGCGGGGTTTCGCTCGCGGAGGTCGGCAAGCTGCTCGGGCACGTCTCCCCGCTCACGACGCAGCGATACGCGCACCTCGCCGACGAGCCGTCAGCTGCCGTGCTCGCCGCACTCGGGGACGGCGCGCCGCGAGCGCCGCATCCCGATGACGCGCGCGAGGCCGACGGGCGCCGAGCGCACCTCCGGATCGTCCGGTGACGCGCCGCGCTGCTGGGCAGATGCTGGGCAGAACGACCATGTACAGTGCAGCACGCGACTGCACAGCGAACGGCGAGGGGAGGCCCGAAATGCGCTCTGACCTGCACGGAGATTCCGTCGGACTGGATGCCGCTGGACTGGCCCGCACGCGCCGAACCGCACTTTTAATCCGTAGGTTGTGGGTTCGAACCCCACGGGGCCCACTGCTGACCTATGGACGCGCCGGCACCCGTCAGGCGCCGCCGAGCGCCGCGACGACGCGCCCGAGGACCACCGCCGCCAAGGCGAGAGGCCAGCCCCAGCCAGCGAGCGAACGACGCAGCCGCGAGTCCTGCGTCACCACGTAAGCCGAGCGCAGGAGCACTGCGGCGAGCAGCCCCGTGACCAGGGCGAGCAGCAGCAAGACGTCGACGAGCAC